ACACCTCTTAATACATATTGGTCTAAATCTACTCCTTCTGTTTGAAAAAAGTGTTTATAATTACTAACTCCTTGCTCAAACTTTTCTTTACCTTTTGCGTAGAACTCATCGCTACATTCAAAGATAGCAATATCTAAACTACCTTTGTCAATAGCTATAAATACAAAATCTTCTACTCCAAACATTTCACGATATAGCCACGCTTGTAAATCGTAACTGTATTTATCTGCTGAATAACGAAAGTCTTTAATACCGGTTGTGGTTTTTAAATCAATAATAGTATTGCCTTTTAATATATCTGCTTTTGCTCTTATTGGTATTCCATCAATCATTGCTATTTGTGGTACTTCGTATTCTGCTTTTGTTAAGTATTCTTTTACTGCTTCATTTCTTAATAAAGCATCGCATAAACGTTCTGCTGCTTTCTTTTCGTTTTTAGTGTAAACTTCTTTTCCTGTTTCTTTTGCAAGTTTGTATTCTTTACTTGCTTTTGTTGCAGCGTCTACAAATATAATATCGTCTAACTTTTCAGGTTCTAATATCATTGTATGAAATAGTCTACCATCACGTAACGCTTGTGTTTCACCACTTCCGTATTTGGTTGTAAAGTAATACGTTTTAGGCGAAGATATTAATGTTTTAATACTTGAACTACTTAATGCGTTTTGCCCCAAGTAACCATAGTAGAAACTATCATCGTACATATTAGAAAGGATCTCTTCTTTAGTCCATTGTTTCTTATCAAATGTTGTTATCATAGCTTATTTGTTTTTAATTTCTGTTGCTTCTTTGATTAGTTCTTTTGCTAATTGTGAATTTGCTAACATTCTAACATAATCTTCTGACAAAATAGCATTTCTTAATTCTTTCAACATCTCCAACATTTTAGGTGCTTTTGATATTAGTAATGCGTCATAGTCATTGTGTACATATTCAGCAACACATTCTCCATCTTTACCATAATGAATTTCATTTCTTCTTTGGCAAAAATCTGTTGTTTCTAATAAAACTCTTTTCCATTTACCTTTTGTTCCTTTGAATTCCATAATTTTATCTTATTTTTATGTTGTTTAAATTGTTCATTGTTTCATCGTATCTTAAAACTTCTTTTATTTGTTCTTGATACAAATCAGTTTCGTTCCATTCTTCTAATAATAGCTTTTTAATATTACGCAATTTGTTTTTCATATATGCGTTATCTAAATCTTTGCTTAATTGAATTAAGATATCTAAATCGTTTATAATTTCTGTTTTCATTAGTTATAAAGTTTATCGTAAATTGTTTCTAATATTTCTTGTTCGTCAGATTGTGATAGTATCATTGTTATATCAGTACCTTCATAAAATACTGAACCAATAATAACATCAGGCACTTGGTCACCTTTTACTTCTACTGTGTGATAATCAACTTGGATTTCTTGATTACGATACTTAAATGTTTCCATATACTTGTTTTTAATTGTTTCAACAAATATAATAATTATTTTTTACTTATTAACATTTTAACAAAACTTTAACATAAATGCGTAGCATTAAAAGATAAAAAAAGTAGGTGTTAGCCTACTTATTATTTTCAATCCATTGTTCTTGTAACTTTTCGTGATGTTCTATTTCCCGCATCAAGTAGTTTAATGCCTTTCGTAAGTCATCAAGTTCGTTATCTTTTTTACCGGCTCGTGCTAAATACTTTACTATATTTCCACGATTAAAATTCATATCGTACATTTTACAAAAGTCTATGACGTCAATCCTTGAATCTGTCATATAATGCATTGGTGTTATCTTACTCATTAGTCTATTTTTAAAAATTCAGCTTCAGCGTATTCTTTAAACCATTCTTTGTTATTGTTGTACTTTTCAATAATTGAGTCAATCATAACTAATTCGTCAAGTGTTGAAGTACTTAATTTAGTAACCAAACTTTCAATCTTGCTTAAAATGTTTGTAGTCATTTCAGGATCGGTTTTATAAATACTTGTGTATTCTTTATGTACGACACTTTCCAAATCTTTGTTTAGGTTATTTATTCTATTCTTAATTTCTTGCTTATATTGTATTGTAAAGCGTAAATTTTCGTTACATTCTAAAAGCAGTTGTGAAAGTATTACTTGCTTTAAATATTCTAACTGTATTGGGTTTTCTATTGCACTCATATTTCTTTTAATATATTATGTGGTTCAATGTATAAATAACTAACTTCTTTTGATACTTTATGCCTTGTACTAAAATGTGTTGAAGCAGGATTTTTGCTGTTTGTTTCCCAAATTGGTTCTACTTTCAATAAGTTCCAAAAATAGATTCCTCTTGGTGTTGAGTTGACATAAATTGGTATATCTAAATGTTTTTCGCATTCTTGTAACATAGCATCATACTTTTTCTTTTCTAAAAGCATTTCGTTAAAATGTTTTGTTCTGCATTTTAATTCAATACGATGTTTGAACTGTGGCGAGTAACAATCCCATCTTGACATTTGATTTTTAGACTTAACCAAATCCTTGTATATGTTTTCTTTTAACCAAAGGAATAAATCCTGCTCGTTCCAACTATGCATTTTGCGTGTCGTAAACTCTTTTAAGGTCGTTTATTTTATCTCTCCAACAAGAACCACAATTTGAAGGTTGTATTTTTTCATTAAATACATTCTTGTAAATTTCAGTAACCTTGTTTTGTTGCTTCGGTGTTAACTGATTATTAGTTATCGAAAAGAAATTAGTTAACCATTCGTTATCTTCATCGGTTAAACATTCAGCTTGTTTGTAAGGAAACAATTTGTTTAGTAAGTCTTTACGTTCGCCACAACCACAGTCGATTCCTGTAGCTTCCGAAATTGCTTCTACTACTGTTTTAATTCCTGTTGCTTCAGTGATTTTTTCTATTGTGTCACCAAGCCCTTTTGATTTTCTTTGTCTTGCCATTTTTTTAAAGTTTTAAGTTATCGTAATCGTCTTGTAATAATCTTTTAAGTTTTTGCTTGTTAGCTTTTAATGTGTGAAATATACTTACAAATGATATTCCTGTTTCTTTTGCTAATTTGCGTATTGATGTTTTATTATCTCGGTATAAAGTAAATAGCTTTTTATCGTACCATTCCCAACTATTAACCTCATCTTCAGCTTTTATTCTAAAACTATCCCATTCTAATTCTTGTTCTTCGTTGTAATCGTCTATTAGATTATATATTTCTTCGTTTAATTCGCATTTATCAATACGCTTTCTAATATTATGAAGTTGAAAATGTATGTTTCTAATTATTATAAAAACATAACCACGATTCGGTTTGTCGTTAGTAAACATTTGTTGCTCGGTAACTTTGTATTTGTGCAGCAGCAGGTACATTTCTTGTACTATGTCTTCTGCAAAATCTTTATCAAACACTTCAGCAAGTTCTACCCAATCTTTGTGATACTTTGCAACTCGTTCTAATATTTCCATTTACCAATATATGTTAATTGACAAAACACCTAACAGGATTTGAATAGTATAATATTTTTCTTCGTATTGTTCGTCACAATCATAAAGAACACCTACCATAAAACCTTGTATTGATGCTATTTGAATTTCTTTTCCTGTTTGGTCTGCCCAAATTAAAAGAATAGTTATTAATGCTAATAAAATGTAAATCATATTTAAAATAGTTTTTGTTGTGCTACGTGATTACTAATACGCTCTATTGCTTTATCATAATAATCTTTATCTAATTCACAAGCGGTCAATTCAAATCCGTAATCGTGACAAGCTATTGCAATACTTCCACTTCCTAAATGTGTATCAAGTATTTTATCGTTTTCTTTTGCATAATTTTGTAAAATCCAAATATATATATTTTTATGTTTTTGGCAAGGATGTATTTTTCCTTTAAATGTATAATCAACTTTTAACTTACCATCAAAGCCACTCATATTACCTATGTCTGAAAATCTTATCATTTTACATTTTCCATCAAATGAAGTCCAAGCTAATTCAAACTCATCAAATTCTCTTTTTCCTAAATATCCTGCTTTTATAACTGATTTGTCCCAACATATCCATTGACGTTTTATTGGCAAATTAAAGTAATTACCACCCCATATAATTTGATTTTTAGATACTCTAAATAATTCTTTCCAATATTTATCTTTTGGTATTTCTTTGTCCCATTGTGCTATTTCAATACCATAAGGTGGGTCTACAATAGCTAAATCAAAATAGTTATCAGGATAACGTTCCATAAGCAGCATATTGTCTTCATTTGTTATTGTTATTTTATCTGTTAATTTCATAGTTTTTTATCTTAAAATATTGTAAAAATTCTTTTTTTGTTAAAGGAATTACCTCGCTGTCAAAAGTCAACATTTTAAACATTTTTTTTTCTTTATTTTCTTTATAAATAATTTTATAAGATGTAACTTTTTCTTCTTTTAAGTTTTCTAATAAAATAACATTGTTTTTAATTTCAATATTTATTACTTTCATAACTAATAAAGTTTAGCAGTTATTTTTCCAACCTTTTTTTCTTTTGCAGGTTTTAAAGCAATATTTATTTCAACGTTTGTTAATTCACTATCTAAATTTAGAATTGATTTGTAAGCACCCTCGATAGCGTTCCAATCAATAATAGAATCAACCTGCAATAATTGTTCTATCATATCTATTTTAAATACAACGTCTTTAAAGTAAGATAACAACTCGCTATTATCGGAATTGTAAACTAACATTCTTGATGTGCTTACTTTTAATTCTTGTAAATGATTTTTAATTGTCAAGTTTTCCATTGTTCAAATTTATTAATAAGTTATTAACAATTAATGTCTTTTAGTATATCATATAAATCACCTTCAACTTGCGGTAAACCAAAATTGTTTACTTTAAAGTTAAAATCTTCAAAACTTGCGTTTCTACTTCTTTTACAACTTACTTTAACAAGCTCTTTATTTACTGTGTTTAGTTCTAATTGTATTTGTGTTTCTGCTTTCTTTTCCAAGAACGATCCTAAATGTCCTGTTGGTTTATCAGTTCCAAAGTTTGAGTGAATAACTGTTACTATGTGGCAGTTTAATTCTTTTGACCAACGCATTAAATGTTGTGCTACTTCACTTGCTTGTTCTATACTATTAACATCGGAACATAAATCTGCAATACCATCAATAATAACCAAACCAATATCTTGACCTTCTAATTTATCGTAAAGTATGTATTCAATAAATAAAACCCGTTCTTTAAATCCTAATTGACGCAATGCGTAAGTATGGTATTTATCATCTTTTAAACCTGTCATTTGTAATGGACGTTTAAAAACCATTGAAGCGTGAAAGTTTCCTTGTTCGGTGTCAAAATGTATAACGTGTTTATCTTGCCTGTTACCTCTTAATTTACCACCAAAACCCTGTAACTCATTTTTCATATAAACTGCGCTTAAAAGCGATATAAAGAACGTTTTCTTTGATTTAGGTGGTGCTTGAATAAAACTAAAGTTACCATAAGTTCCAATAGGAATTGGATATGTTTTATAACCATCTTTTGTTTCGTATTCCTTTTCACCAAAAGACAAAGCAGGTATTGGATATTCTATTTCTTGTTCAGGATTAATGTAGCAATCTTCTTCAAGCACTTGCATCATC